ATGTTATCTACTACCCATACAGCTTCATTAATATAGTCGCTGTTTTTGTGATATAGTCCAGTTAGTGTTAACATCCAGGCATACTTTGCTGCACCGTTTTGACATAGTCCAGTGCCTTGATTTTTTCTGTTAGCTGGATAAAACTGACTTTGATCTACAGTTTTACTGGGCTTAAAACATTTGTGAGCATTTTTGCTCCATACTGCATGTGTATGACTACGCTCTTGGTTCTCCCACCAAGTTAGCATGCGGCGGTCTGTTTCAACATCAGTACCATACCACTGTGCTAGTGTATAGTAGTTGTAAAAAATATCATATCTCAAGTTGTCAAAAGGAATGTTTTCCTGATACCCATGATCATCACGATAGTTTTTCATAACAAACGCATTGTTGTCTAACCAATGTGGAATCATTGTGTCAAACAACAACTGGTTCCATTCTCCCCGATCCCAATGGCTAAATTCTGTTCTAGCCATTTTTGCTAGTAATCGTACACATTGATATGTTTTGTCATTACTTTGATAATTTGCACGACCTTGCCAACCATTCATGCTTTTTTCTGTTAGTAAATGATCAGTACAGTTATCGTTATTATAATGCTCAACATACTGACGATGACGATCTACTTCATAAGTACCAGTCCAGTATTTTTGATTTAGTTGTTGGTATTTTGTATAATCAGTGTAAATGAATTCACTATAATTAAAATTCCATTGTTTGCTGTAATCAACTTGGCTTACACGATTGTTAACGCCTATATTGTCAGGTCTCAACTTTGGACGTGGACTAGTATCTACATTGGCAGTAGCAGATGTTGCTGCTACTACCAATAGTGCGGAAAGAATGTGCTTTAACATATATCACCTATTAGTTAAAGGTTGCTGTTTTTGTTAGTTTCCACCAGTCTCCAACCTGTAGGTTAGAGTTAAATGTTGTATCTCTATACAACTTTCCATTTATTCGTACCACCAACTCGTACTTGTATTTTACAGTTGATGTTTTACGGCACACTTGTACTTCTACCCAACCGTGTCCTGCTTTATATTCGTCTTCCCATGTGCATGTTTTTTTGCCTGGGGTGTTAGTAGTGATACGGTAGATAGTTTCAATTGGACCTGCTTTGCCAACAGGAACAACATTTGCATGTGTATGTGATTGCGAAACTGCTACGTTATTACAAACACGTTCTGTTTTGTAACCTGTGATGTAACGCTCTGTTCGTGTACCACCTTTTTGTGCTTTATCAGCACCAATAATGCCACCAATAACTGCACCAGCGGCTGCACCTTTGTCATTGCCGCTAACTCCTTTACCAAGGATACCACCAATAATCATACCAGCAAGAGCACCTTCACCAGCATCACCGCCTTGTGTAGTTACTGTTCTCTCACCGTAAATTGGTGTTTCAACATTATCACATACACGCTTGTATGAAGTAACTTCATGTGCATGTGCAGTTGTTGCTAGCATTGCTAAACCAAAAATTGTTGTTAATGTCTTTTTCATTTTAGTCTCCTAACTAAATTACATATATTACTATACAGTAAAACGTCTTACTTGTCAAGCATTATTTTAAATAAAAGTTCATCAAGCTCAGTGTCAGGCTTGTTTAATTCCATATAACGATTGAAAAGTTCTTCTAAATTATCAGGAACGCTTACTAGCTTTCCTATTGCTTGGCGACATCCATCAAGATGTTCCAATTCACTTAAATTAAAAACGTAATCAAATTTACTCTGTTTGTAAACTTCATACAAATTAGTACCACGTGCTTGCTGTTTAGTTTTTAACCATATTTGAAAATTTTGCTTGTGACCGGAAAGATTTTCTCTTGATAAATTATATTCTGTTGTATCCAATATGTAGCCTTCTTTAATGCTATAGCGGCTTGGATGCTTGAGTGTTTCAAGATACATAACATGGCCAACAAAAACAAGTTGTACATCACTGTGATTTTTAGCAAACCATTCACGACAGTCACTTGTCCATTTTTGATATATGTCCGGGTTGCTTAAATTAAAAAATACACACGCTGTTTGAAAGTCTACAGTTTCCATATACTGTGTCATCCAGTTAACTGGAAACTCTGAACTCATTCTAGCTTGTTTTTTATAATTAATCCTAACATCAGGCTGACCATTGAATGTCCATTGTGACTCCATTGGTTCCCAACCAATACCATAACTACTGTCGTATTCAGTCCAATCTACTGGAAATTCATCTGTTTGATTGTGACTCATATCTGAGCTATGGTTAATCAACCACGGCACAAATTCACTACATTGATGTCCTGGACAAATATAAATGATTAATTTTTTCAACTTAGTCTAGCTCTGGAAACATTCTTTTTACATAATTACGCACAATAACATTTGTATCGTTATCAACTTCGCTAGCTTTAATTCTAGGATACTGTGCGCCATGTGAGTAGATCTCATCTTTTGCAACACGCAAAAGTTCACGCTTGTTAAGTTGTTGTACCTCGTCCAGTGTTACTTGTTCACATGCAACTGCACATAAAACATAGTCACTGACATCTCCGTGAGTCATAGGTATTTCAATTTTGGCGTTGATTCTTTTTACGCCGTCTTCATATAATTGGGCTCGCATTTATTCACCATTTGTTTTATTAACATATAAATTTATACTACATGGTAAAGTTACTAATGTCAAGCAAAATGTTTTACTTTTTTTAAAGTTTTTTACTCGTCAGCAATAACGTCATCGCTGGCAGTAATAATAGTAGCAACATACGTGCCACTAACTTTGTCATTTAATCTAGCAACAGGTTTAGCACCATTGTCAGCAATATCTTTTCCACTACCGCTTACAATCGTGCCAGTATGACCGCAATCTGCTGTAACTGTATCACCAATACGAGCTGTACGTTTGCCGTTGGTAATAACTTTACCGCTGCCACTGGTTATAGTTCCGCCAATACTCAATGGAGTAATGTGTCCATAACAAGTGCCGTGAGTTCTGTCACCTACTCTTGCTACACCACGTGCCATTACGCTGTTACAATTCCTGTTGTTGCTTGTAAGTACATGTCAGCTGCATCTTTTGCAGTTCTAACTGTACAAATAATATTTTCAAGTTGAATTTTAAATTGTCCGTTAGGATCAACTGTAAACATAAAAGGTGCTAGTCCCATTCCGCCATCTGGGCCTGCTACTAGCATCATTGGTTTTTTAACTGTAATTGATCCTTGACCTTTTTTATCCAAGCGACAAACCATTTCTTCGCCGCTTGTTAGTTTGACGCTAATAACGTCACCTGTTTCGAATGGTTTTTCAATAATCATGAGATTGTATGACCTGTTCCGTTAAAAGCAGTGTCTTCAATATACTTTGTAAACTGTTCGTAGCCACCTACTTTTTGACCGTTTACCACAATTTGTGGAAATGTTCTTGCACCTGGAAACTCGTCAAGAATATACTCACGCTCAAAGTCTTTACCTAGTTCTTTATATTCATAATCATAATTACGCATTTCACATAATTGTTTTGCCTTTGTGCATGAAGGACATGCTGGCTTTCCAAAAATAATAATCATAAACTAAATCCTTTAAATGTATCTTCGGATACGTCTTGTTTAACACCACCAATAACATAACTTGAAATCTCTGTCTCCTGTGGAGCAACTTGTACCTCCGCACCTGAGATCCATTTTTGTGTCCAAGGTAGTGGGTTTGCTTGCGGTGTTTTGTAAGGTGATGGTAGTCCTACCGCAGTCATTCTTTTTGTACAAATCCATTCAATATAATCACCCAGTAGTTCTGTGTTCAAGCCAATCATTGAACCATCTTTGAATAGATACTCAGCCCAAGCCTTCTCTTGTTCTACTGCATCAACAAACATTTTAATACATTCCGCTTCTGTCTCTTGAGCAATTTTAATATAATCTGGATCGTCTTTTGGAAGTAATTTTAGCAATGTTTGTGTTGAAGCCAAGTGTAAGTTTTCATCACGTGCGATTAGTTTGATAATCTTAGCATTACCTTCCATCTTCTTAAGTTCTGCAAATGCCCAACTACAAGCAAACGAAACGTAAAAACGAACACCCTCAAGAATGTTTACACTCATTAGTGTTTTGTAAAGCGACTTCTTGATTTCATATAAATCAACTGTAACTTTTTTACCGTTTACTGTATGTGTGCCTTCACCTAATAGGTTGTAATAACCTGCCATTTCAATCAGTTCGTCATAGTTCTTTGAAATGTCATCTGCACAATCTAAAATTTCTTCAATATCCATCATTTCGTCAAACACAATGCTAGGGTTTGCGTATACGTTACGAATGATATGTGTATAACTACGTGAGTGAATTGTTTCACTGAATGTCCAAGTTTGAATCCATGCTTCTAGTTCTGGAATACTTACCAGTGGAGCAAATGCCTCAGTTGGCGCACGACCTTGCACACTATCAAGAAGAATCTGTCTCTTAAGATTACTCGTAAAAATATGCTTTTCGTGATCAGTTAGATTTTTAAAATCACTACTGTCTTTTGTTACGTCTACTTCTTCTGGACGCCAGAAGAAACCCAGCTGCTTGTCTGTTAGCTTATCGAATTGTTTATATTTTAGCATGTCATAACGCTGGATTGTTACGCCGCCTGTTGGATCTAAGAAAGCCAATGCTCTAGTGTGATCCGCCTTGTTTTGGGCATTAAAAACACTCATAAATTTTTCCTTTGCTGTTCATATAACGTATCAAAAGAACAGTTAATCGTTCCTTTTTGATACGTATCAGTAGTTATCTTTATATGGTTATACATTAACATATGACAAAAGTCAATCTTTCCATTTATCGTTTCCAATATTCAACTAAGTTAAACTCATTGTCCGATACATTTGTTGTTGGATCATTGTCAGTAATCTGGTGTACTTCCTGTGCAATTTTAAACTCCAACACATTGTTAAATTTTGGCAAGTATTCTTTATAAAAGTCTGTACTCTTTTGAAAACGTGTTACATCGTCCGTCATTGCTTTAGTGTGTAGCTGTACAAAACAATAACTATCTGGATGTAGTGATGTTAAAAAATTATCTAGTATAGTATAGTGATAGTCTATGTCAAATAAATCATAACCAGACCAATAATCCGAAAACTGATTACTAATGTGAAGTGTACAGTGTCTACTTGGAAAGCTGTGTGTAAAACACAACTTCTCTGTAAAGTCTATGTATGCCGTGTAGTCATGTTTACAACTTACCTTAACATCATAGCGATCAAACCAAAAGTTTGCATTACCGTGCTGTTGATATATTCCATCTTCTGGAACATCGTCTTCACAAGTTTTAGCATATGCTAGTCCATAATTTGGAAAGTCACGATATGTACAAACGTAACGATGTCTGTTATCGCAAATTTCTTTCCATATATTCATTTAAATTACGCAACTATCACATGCACCGTCGTCATCTTCACCAATAGCAAGTGGTTCTTCTGTCAGTTTAGATACGTCTAGTTCTCCTTGGCCATCGTATGTGTTAAAATAATAAAGTTGCTTGCCACCATATTTGTAGAACATCAGCAAGTGTTGAATCATTACACTCATTGGAATCTTTTCATCTTCGTAGAACTGTGGATTGTAGCTTGTGTTTACACTGATACCCTGGTCAATATACTTTTGTAGTATTGCACAAATTTTAATATATCCTTCAGGAGATTTTTGATCCCATAGCAAATCATATTTGCTTTTTAGCTTGTGGATACCTGGTACAACTTGCTTTAGTACACCATGCTTTGATTGCTTTACACTGATATAGGCACGTGGCGGTTCAATACCGTTTGTGCTATTTGAAATCTGTGCGCTTGTTTCTGCTGGCATTAGAGCCATCAATGTTGAGTTGCGGATACCTGTTTTACGTAGTTGTTCACGTAGTCCTTGCCAATCTTGACGCTCTTGATGTGGAACAAGTTCATCTACATCTTTTTTGTATGTTTGATTGGGTGTAATACCCATACCATATTTTGTTTCGCATACGCCTTCGATATTTCCTTTTTCAACTGCCAAGTTTGCACTTGCTTTAATTAGATAATAACTCCAAGCCTCTGCATATTCGTCAATTAATTCCAAGTTTGGATTTTGATATGTACTGTCATTTTTAGCCATCCAATATGCAAAGTTGATAATACCAACACCTAGTGGACGTCTTTTCATTGTGCTTAGTTCTGCTGCTAACACTGGGTACTGCTGATAATCCAATACTTCATCTAACGCACGTACTGCCAAGTCACAAACACGTTCAAAATCACCAGGGGCTTTAATGTTACCCCAGTTAATAGCTGCTAGTGTACATAGTGAAATCTCACCTTGATCATCAAAAATACTATCTAGTGGTTTTGTTGGTAGGTCAATTTCCTGACATAAGTTTGACTGATGGATAGGTGCTACTTTTTCATCAAATGAGCTGTGTGTATTTGCATGGTCAACGTTTTGTAGATATACACGACCTGTATTCTTACGCTCCTCCATAAATGACGAAAAAAGTTGAATAGCTGGAATAGACTTTTTACGTAGTCGTGTATTACGTTCTGCTGTTTCATACAAACGTGCAAACTCGTCTTGATCATTAAAGAATGCTTCGTATAGTCCTGGAACATCACTTGGAGAAAATAGTGTAATGTTGCCACCACTTAGTAGACGTTCATACATTAGTTTGTTAAACTGCACACTGTAGTCCAAGTGACGTACACGATTATCTTCTGTACCTTTGTTGTTTTTAAGAACTAGTAGATCTTCAACCTCGTAGTGCCAAATAGGATAGTGTAGAGTTGCTGCTCCGCCACGCACACCGCCTTGGCTACATGACTTAACTGCACTCTGGAACATTTTATAAAAAGGAATAACACCAGTATGACTTGTGTCACCATTACGCACAGGAGAACCAATAGCACGGATACTACCTGCACCAATACCAATGCCTGCTTTTTGTGAAACATATTTTACTACTGCACTTGATGTTGCGTTAATACTGTCCAAACTATCGCCTGTTTCAATAAGAACACAACTACTAAACTGTCGTTGTGGACTACGTACACCTGCCATGATAGGTGTTGGTAAGCTGATGTCAAAATTACTTGCTGCATCGTAAAAGTCTTTTGCATAACGTAATCTTGTTTCAGCTGGATAGTTTTGGAAAAGTGTTGCTGCAATCATCATATATGCAACTTGTGGTGTTTCAAATACCTGTCCTGTTACACGGTTTTGTGTTAAGTACTTGCCACGGAATTGTTCCATACCCACATAAGCAATGTTGTCATCACGTTCATGTTTAATAAAGCTGTTTAGTTTATCAATTTCTTCATCACTATAAACAGAAAAAAAACTTTCGTCGTAATATCCTAGATCCACATTTTTGCGAGCGATTTCAGATAAATGAGGAGGATTGATCTCGCCGTATACCATTTTACGCAAATGATAATTAATAAGACGTCCTGCTACCCATTGATAATTTGGTGCCTCGTCACTGATTAAATCAGCCGCTGCTTTAATTAATGTTTCTTGAATCTCTTCGCTTGTAATTCCGTCATAAAATTGAATATGAGATTTTAACTCTACTTCACTAGCACTAACAGCTGAAATACCTTCACATGCATGCATTACCACCTTGTGCATTTTTTCTAAATCTAATGGCTCTCTTGATCCATCCCTCTTTAGTACAGTTATCTCTTTATTCATTATTATTCTCTCTTTTTCATCAACGGTAAATTTATTTACCAATATATTTTTTCGTATAACTAATCTGTTAACTCACTGCTTTCCCAACTATGTAGGATTTCGCAGTGGCTAATATTGGCTACTGGTTGTATCTTATTGTAAGTATAGTTTAGAACATAAATGTCGTCAACTACTAAAACAAGTTTTATTTCATTTTTTTCATTACACTGTATTAGTTGTAATGTACAAGGCCAATCTATTAATGCAAGTGTATAACACATGCCCAGTGCTATTACGTTTTCATCATATTCATCATTGTATAACAGTTCCCAAGGGTCTGGCCAATGTTTACTATCGTATGGATCAATTACACGTGTGCTAATTGGAACAGTTTTCCACCATTCAACTAATTCTTCAAGAACTATATCGTCATCATCCAACTCAGATAGATGTTTACGAAATTGCCTCCAATCTTTCAGTCTTTGGGCGGGGGGACGTAACCAGAAGTTTTCCATTTTAGACAGTAGCTACTGCAAAATGATCTTCAACCCATGTCATACGTACTGGCTGGGTTTCAGTAGTAGTAACTGTTAGAACAAATTGACTGTTAACAATAGATTTTCCAAATTCATGATCTAATGTACTACCAGTATTTTGTGTGTAATTGTCGTTTATAGTAATATTATTTACATCACTATCTAATGCAATATCTAAAACTCCGTTACGGCGATGATTTGCACTCACAAGACTATATCTAATCTTGGCACTGCCAAATCTGGCAGGGTCGATAGTAATGCTTGGAAACGGTTGGTTAGTTAATGCGCCTGACGATACTTCTACATCAACAGGAACGTCAATAATACCTTCAGGTGGTGTAGTTAGCATAACTTCACTATTATAAGTGAAAGTAATTACTGCACCATTTGCTGGTGCTGTTGTAAATGTTACTTTAAAATTGTCTACTGTATAATCACTATTATATGTTTGATCGTTTCCGTCAATATCAATATAGTAAAGATTATAGGCTTGATCTTCTGCTACTTTATCTAAATCAACACCAAATGTAAATTCAGTAGTTGAGCCATCACCAGTTGCAGTGTGTACTTTACTACCAATAAAAAGTCTGTTTACATCAGTTGCCATACCAAACTCACCAGGACTTAGTCTTGGTAGTTGTGCAATCGCACCTTGTCTTACTGTAATTTTTGCTGTAATATCTGCCATGTTAGTTTACCGTCCGTTTTCTACATATATTGTATTTATGCTTATACGCCGTAAAATTCGCCTACTCGCAAGGCCCAACGTGTTTCCCAGTCAGTAAATTCTTCAGCTTCTACTTCAAATAACTGCCACTGACAATCTCTACTGCACATAAAGATAGCAATGTTTTCAATTTTGGTTTCATATAGTTCATTATGTGCTAGTGCATAAGCTGCACCTTGCATAAAGTAGTCGTCAATCCATTCACGCTTTTTAGGCTTGTTGGTTTGTTTAAAGTCCATGATAGTTGGCTTGCCTTTCCAAACACCAACCAAGTCAGTAGTACCAGCATAAAGCTGTGGCATACATAAATTAACTTCACTACCCCATACTTCATCTAAATCTGGCTCAATGTTTTTAATGACTGTTTCAGCCATGAGTTTACTTTGCTGACTTGTTTGTCCTTCGTAAACTTGATTAAGCACCCAATGCTCTAGTATAGCATGCATGTATGTGCCAGTGTCAGCTGCTTCACGGGTAATACGTGCTGCTTCTTTTTCTCCTACACGTTTTTTCCAGTTCGCAAGAGCTGCCCGCTTTTCAGCAGGTTTAGTTTTGTCAAGGATAGTAGTTACACTGGGAACAGGATCGCCCCAGGGATTTTCGTATAGACGTTTTCCGCCAATACTTTTGCGTTTTAATTCCTGATATGGAAAAGGGGAAGTTACATTTGTCATATGTAAAGTATATAATATTATCCAAGAATGTCAATAAGTTCTTGGTTTAAAATATAAAATTTACCAGAAGACATACCAATCAAATGTTTTGCTACTCACGGTGTTGCTACGTCTTTGAATTTTGTAGCCTAAGTTTTCAAAGTAACGAATAATTTCGTCCATTTGTTGCTGTTTTGCTCTATCAGTTACTGAACCTTGCCAAACTTCATAATATGACTTGCCTGTTGCTGTTCCTGTGTTTACTTCTTCAGTTAACCCAAGAGTTGCGTTTGCAGTACCAGCACCAATGCTGTATGTCCAATCACTTTGTGACATTGTGATACTTAGCACAAGATATCCATCTTCTTTACTTGCAACAACACCTGCAACACCTGCGTCATTAATATCAGCAACCACTGCATTAAGTGTTGTACCAGTTGTACCAAGAGTAATAGTTGAACCATTAACGATTAGTGTTACGCCTGGAGCAATAACTGGATTTTGTACTGTGCCTTTTTTAGTAACTGTAGGAGTAGCATCAGTCATTGTTGATTTATCACTGACAGTAATTTCATAAACACCTGCTGCACTTGCGGTTATAATTTCATTCATAATCACATATGACTCATTGTAAATTACCAAGTCTTGGTTTGCTTTTGCACGTGCTTGTGTTGCGTTTAGTCCTACAATCATTTGTCTAACTCTTTTTTAACTTGCTTCCTAGCTAGTGTATCAATTTTTTTATCTTGTTTTTGCGGATCAGCAGGAGTATCTTGATACTGACTTTGGTCACTATCTGAATTAAAATAAACAATTCCGTCTTTGATATTACGTACTATTGCGAGGTTACTACAAATATCAAAAAGTGCATGTTCGTCAACGTCAATACCCTGCGATCCCAAGCTGCGTTGAATCACATCTAAACTCATCGAATCAACACCTTCACCTGTCATTACTGTTAGTATGTCAATAATGGCAGACTTAATCTGGTCTTGATCCTCATGTAGAGAATTATATATGATGTCAACAATTTTCATTACTTTTTAAGTTCAGCAAATGCTTGTTTTAAAACCGCTGCACTTACCTTTCCTTCGCTCTGCGCTTCTTTTACCATACGCATTGCTGTAATGTATGCATCTTCTTTCATTTCTCTACCAGTATCATCAAATGATGCATCTGCTGCGTCTGCACCTTCAAAATCATCTGCTGCTGGCTCTTCCATGTCAACATCAATATCCATGTCGCCCATGTCGTCATCACCACCCATGTCTACTGGTGTTTCCATGTCTGTTGGTGCTTGGCCTTGTGCTGTTAGGACTGCGTTGTTAACACCTTCATTAGCTGCTTTTACTGCTTCTAATGCACTTGCAATAGCTGCTTCTGCTGATGCATTAAATGCTTCTGCTTCTGCTACGCCTACTTCTTCCTTCATTGCATTTGTAATGCTCATTAGATCTTCAACTTGCATGCTTGCTAAGTTTTCTGCCATTTTTTGTAGGTCATCTGCTAGTTGCTTTGCTGCTAGTAGTACCTCTGCCTGATCTAAATCTGCTGACTCTTTTACTTCCACTGTTTCTTCCTCAACTGCTTGTGATGCTGCTAGTCTCAGACCTTCAGCAATAAGCATTAGTTTTTGGTAATCTTTTGATGTTTGATCTGTACCGCTTTCACGTAACTTTGTAATACGCTTTTCTGTAGCCTGGTACATTGCTTCTAGTTTTGCTTTTGGCGCTGTGAAATCTACATCAACGGCAAAAGACTCTTTTAATGCTTTTTGCACTTTTGCAAACGCATTCTCTTGTAAATCTAATAAATTCATGAATAAAACCTCGCTATTATTTACTGTATATAGTATTTATGCAAAAAGGAGGATTTTAGATAAGTTTCTTGATTTGCGCCTTTATATTACGCATTTTATCAACGGCTACACTGTGTTTTGCCATTTGAACGTCTTGTTTCACGCTTTCAGTCAGTGTCTTTGCACGTGCTTTGTGTTGTGCTGCTTCGTCAAAACGAATACCATATTGTTCATCTAAATCAATAATACGAGTTGTTTTAGAATGTTCATTTTTACCCAGTACATTTTTAATAATACCCATTGCACTTTCAAATAGTGCAAGGTCCTCAGCAACAATTTCGTCACCTTCCATTACTGTGTAAAATGTTTTTTTATATCCGTATACGCTTGCTTTACGCATTACAACATTTAAATCACCAAAACCAAAACCAGCTTGTTCTTTATCCTGGATAATAATAGGATCAGGACCACTGCTTTCTTTTACCAATTGTTTAGCACCTTCCTCAGTTGCATTTTGAAGTTTATGTAAAATGTTATACATTTCCTGTGCATCAGGACTTACATTACCAGTAACTTGTTGTGTTTGTGATTGGCTTGTTTTTGATGGCTTTGCTGAAGTTGCATTATTCAGCTTGTCCATAATTTCCTGCATTGCACGTGTTTCTTCTGCTGATGGCATTGTTTGGCTCCTTTAATGACTACCGCATTCGTCAAGACTACTCTTGATACGACTAAAATACGTTTTACCTTCTCTGGTTATACGCTTTACTACACCTTTGCTGCACATTGACTGTGCAAGGTATAATTCTCTCTCAGTTAAATCGCTTTTACATTTTTCTTCACACAGGCTTTCCCACATCTTGTACTCTCTATTAGACAAGATTACACTAATTCCGCCTGGTGTTTCTACGAGTTTCATTTTCTATTTGCGACCTTCATTACTAAGTCTTTTAATCTATCTATTTCGCTTTTGTTGCTTGCACTTGCTGCGCTATTTGCTGCACGTTCTTCTCTGTCATCGTCTTTTGGTGCTGGAGAACCTGTTGCTGCTTTATTCCCACCAGCAACTGATCTTTCTCCGCCGCCGCCACGTTGAGCACTTGCAATACGATCTCTTCTCATTTGCTGATTAGCTAATGTATTTTGTTTTCTCGTTGTAGCTGCACTTGCTGTAGCAGTTCCTGCTGTACCGTATGCTTCTTCAACACTGATGTCAATGTAGTCTAAAAATAATTCATCATCATTATGCTTGATTGCATCAATGATATCTAATGTTTTACCCAGTGAAAATTGTTTTAGTTGTTTGCTTACGTTGTCAGCACTAAGTTCAACACCGAATTTCATATTAGCATATTCTATCACACTGTCAACTATTGAATCATCTTTAATATCCATAACGATTTATCCTTGTTCTTTTATGTATTTATACAAAAGCTCTGCAATTTGCTCTTGATGAGTTTCATCAAAGTGTCCACATTCACAACTACTATCGTTCCAACCTACACCAAGTTTATCTTTTATACTTTGTCTAGGCACTCGTTTATTAAATAATTCTTTAAATTTTTCATTAGTTACTTTTTTAAATTGTTGATTTACTGGATTATCTTGATTTACAGTTGTTTCACTAAACACTGTCCAGTAAAAATCAGTGTTCATTAACTTTGCAATATTATACATTGTGTTTATTTCTGTAACACTTCTATAATAACTTGTTACACTACTGTGGTATATTTGATATGCATCAAATAATGTGTTTACTGCTTGACTATTTTTAAACTTTTTTGCTTGTTCTTGATAACGAATAGCATTTCCTATAACGCCTTGTATGTTATCTATTGATAGTTCTTCTATTAATTCATCTTGTATTTCATCATATGGCATAGGCATAAGAAAACTAGATAATCTAACTTCTGCTAAAATAAATTTATATTGTTGATCTTTTCTAGATATTAATTCTTGTGTAAGTTGCCAGTTTTCTGTTCCCCCAATTGCTGCCAAGTCATAGTCACAATTAAATTTTTTTGCTAAATGATGGCACCAGATGTCTTTTCTATCAAGATGAGTTTGTGGTGGACGACGGCACTGCCCGTCTGCATGACTGGTCCCAAGAATAAGGATTTTTGACATTATCTACGTGATTTATTTAAACGTGCTACAATTTTACTTGCTGCACTTGTTTTCTTAGTACGTTGTGCTTTTTTAATCATACGAGACCCTTTTGAGGCTTTCGTGCGTTTCATAACAAAACGTTTTTTAAGATCAATAGGTGCAACACATTGTTGTGGGCTGCTTACTACACGACCTTTACGTTTACCAACAGTGCAACGAAACTTTTTTGTCACAGCGTTTCCACGCTTTGCAAAAACTACCTTTGCTTCTGTTACTACTGTATTATATGCTTCGCTCAAAAACTTCATTTTTTATTGTCCTACTAATGGTGTTACATTTTGTAAGTTTAGTAACAATAGTACTATAGTTGAAAGTAAACCGGCAATAACTGTCGCCGCTGCGCCAATAACCAATTTGTTTCCTGCTGCTTTGTCTGTAGCCTGCTTTTCAGTTAATTTTTGCATTGAGTCTGCAATGCCATCTACTTTCGATTCAAGTCTATTAAATTTTTCTTCCAATACGCGATACCTTTCTGCACATAAATCTACGTGTGCTTCCAGATTTTCACGCTCTAGTCTTGACTGTTGCATTGCCATTTTTTAGTACCTTAGTCTCTTAGAGAGCTGATTTTCACACTAACGTCTTCGCTAGTATTAGTATTTATCGTTTTAGTCCAAAAACATTATATACGTGTTAATGTTGTCACCAGTGGTAACAAAACACGCTGGCAGTAAAGTTGCAGTTTCATCTAAGTCTGTAAACACTGGTGTATTGTGTATGTCAGACTGTATAAAATATGTCTTGTTGTCTCCGTTGGACCAAGCGTCTGTTATATCACAACTAAAACTGAGTGTCCAACTATCTTGATTGCTGAAATATTCAGTTGTAGAATTTTTAACCACTTGCGGATGAAGTGGTTGTGCTCTTATACCCAGTACTTGGAGTATGGTATTCAAATTTTGCATTTGGCGATAACTTACACTGTTGCCTTTGGGGTTATTATCTTGTGTATTAGTTATATCTACCAACGTGTGAATTTCATAACGTTGTGGTTTCATTAAACTTCTAAATTTTTACCGATCATATATCCTGCTGCAAACGCTGCGCCTTTACGTGCAACTTGTTTTGCAATTTGTTTACTTCTACTTGGGCCAATGTTTAGGTTGTTATCTTTTGCAAACTGCCCAAATAGTGGCATCATATCACTGCGGTTTGCTTGTGTTCTAAAATATTTATTCAAGTGGTTGCCTGCAAGTTGACGCTGTGCTGTGTTTAGTCTATCCCAGTCAGTTGCCAATCTTCTAGTAGCACGTAATTTTGGATCGTCAATTTTTAGATCTCTTTCCATTTTCATAAAAAACGGTGCTGCTTCGTTTGCGCTTACTTTACCGCTTTTAATTTTGTTTAGGAATCTTTTAATTTGTGCATCATTAACATTGATATTAGACATTTGAATATCATCTTTAGCATTACCTTTGAAATATTCTGGTCTTTTTAAGCTGTGTACTGTTTGAAATAAGTCTGTTCCGCTTGGACTTGGTCTGTTAAAACTTCCCATTGCTGTTGTTTTTCTTGCATACTGTGCTGCAACTGGTGCATAATTGTAGTCTTGACTCATCACATAAAGACTTAACAAATTAGCAAATAAATGATTTGTAAGTTTTTGACTGCCTTGCTTTTGAATCTGGTCACGTGTTTTAAACATACGTGCTTCGCCAAGCTCTTGCATAAAGCTCAAACCTTTTTTCTCTGGCTCAAATTCATGTCCGCCTTCCAACAATGCCCATTCAGCTGCCGTATACTTGTCAGTCATTTTTTTGATTCCTCTAAAACTCGCTTACATTGATCTGTTGCATAAGTTTTAAACCAGCGTGGAGCAAATGCATGTAAAAATACTGCATATGCTGCTTTTTCCAGCTGCCATGAAACCCACATTGCATGCTTAAAATGCTGCCAACGTGTCATGTTTGCTTCCTCTAAATGTAATTTACATTGTTTGCTTAACATTATCTTTCCCTCGAAAAGTTTGCCGCTGTAAATCCGCTACGCTTTACCAGCTTCATATCTTTACCAACAACATATCCTTCACCACCACGTTGTCCTCCTGTGTAGGCTTCAATGTCTGCTGGTTGGTCATCTAAATGTGTAACCATATTGTCTTTGATGTTACTGATAGCGTTAAAGATATCCCATAAGTCTTTAAAGCCTTGCTTGTTTTGTTGCACCCAATCAACCACACGCTGCTTTTTAACACCGCTGATTTTATCATTTTCAACTACCCAGTTTAGAAAACCTGCGCCTGGTTTTTCTCCAGTCTTAACTGTGTTGTTTACATATGTGTACAACATGTTTTGAAAGTCTGACATTTTTAATTCAGCAGGAGGATTAATTAATGTTTCAATACCTGTGCTTTTTGATGATATTGATTGTTCTAACTGTTGTAGTTGCTTGCTGTATTTTGCAACTTCAGGTGCTGCATTTGGACTAACAGGAGGAAGTATTAGTAGTTCTCCTGCTTGAAAATTAGTTGTATCTGGTTTAGATTTGTTGCCTTCTAAATCAATTTGTACATGTACAACAACACCAACACTTGAGTTTGCAATTTTTTGTCCAATATCACTTCTTGGATTTACTGCATACATTGTTGTATTTGGTTGAAATACCAGCTTGCCGTCTTTTGTTGCTGGTGTTTCACTATACATTAAGTCACCGTGAATGTATCCACGGAAGTCTTGTGGTGTTGCATTTTCAAATGCTCCCCATAAACTAGCCATACGTGCTGCAAAGTCTTTGCGTTCCTGTGCTTTACTTGGGTCTTTTAGTTTACGTGACAAAAACATTTTTTCCAGTTCTTGAGGACTTGTTACTTTGCCGTCATATCCTTTGGCACCAAAACCGCTTTTATCAGTTAATACAAATTCACCTTGTTCATTGCGACCAAAAATAACTGCTGGTGATCCATCCCACTTGATAGTAGTTTCACCTGGAGAGTTTTCAAGACTGCGTAGTGCATTAATAGCACGTTGACCGCCTTCTTTACCATAAAATAACAGTAGGTCTTCAATGTGATTGATGTCACGACCTTTTGATTCATTTAGTTCACTACCACTGATAGAAAAAAGGCTGCGTTGTTTTAATCTACGCTTCCTTGGATCTCTATGTCTGCGCTTTTTTGTGCCGCCTATAATATCTTTAATTTTCACTTTTTGCTTCTCAGTTTTTTAATTCCTCGCATAAATCTATCTTGGTCACGGTTTTTAATACTAAGCATGACTCTTTTTGTTAAATCCTGCGCTGTTTCAGAGTCATAGCTGTCATCAATCATTTCTAATAGATTAATAATACCACTAATAGCATTTGAACCGCGGCTTTCCAACAACTGATTGCTGTCTTTAGCCGGTCTAATACTATTAATTTCTTCTAATAGAGATTTAGTTCTCTTTTTCATATTATAAGACTCCGTTATTATTAATAGTATTTATGCTAATCTTGCTTTTTTAATATACTTCTTAATTTGTCAGTGTTGTCAACTGCCCGTTCAACAACTGCATTTTCAGCCACATTCTTTCCAGGACTTAGTTCGCTTTTCTTTTTAAGTTTGTCATAAATGCTGCTTACCACAGCATCATCAGCACCTCCGTCAGTTGCATCATCATCTAAATCACTAATACGCAATCCATCTCTGTCAAATTCCAAGTCTACCTTGCTGCCAACACCACTACTACTACGTGTTTTCATAAACTGTATTTGATATCTACCACGCTCACGCATTGCCTGACTTGTAAAAATACCAATCAAGTTGTCAGCAGTTTGTACTTTACTAATACCACCACTAATATGACTGTGGTCAAATTCAATTTCTTCAACTGCACTACGATTCAACTGCGATGCTGTTGCAAACAACAAATCATGCTCAATAGCAAAGTTACGCAATTCTTCACTTACAAACTTGTCTTTAATAAACAAGTCACTGGGAGGCACTTTGCGTTGTGCTGGCATCATCAAGTCCAAGTAATCCAACAACATACAATCTACTTTAATTCCAGTTTTAACTTCATACTCACGCATATAGCTTGTTAAGTCATTACATGTAATACCATTGGGCAATTGTACAATTTGCAAACTGCCTGCTTTTTTGCCCAACATACGTACTTTTAAGTCAACATCGTCTACATTTTTAAACACTTGCTTTGTGTTAAGTCCAGTTAACATACTGTCAAGTCGCATACTACATAGTTCTTCACTAAGTTCCAAACTTACATATAGTACATTGTGTCCAGCTAAACTCCAATTTAGTGCCAAGTTTTGCAAAAACAAACTCTTACCGCCTCCACTTGCCGCTGCAAAAATGTTTAGCTCTCCGCGATTAAAGCCTCCATATAGTTTTGCATCAATATCACGCCAGCCTGTGCTTGTACCTCCACGCTGATTACGTACTCGTTCAATACGCTCTGCAGGCGATTCCCAATAATCTGTGCCCATATGTTTTGCAAGTCCAAGCTGTACTGCGTCTTTAACCATTTTCTCTACACTACCAAACTCACCTTTTTCCAACAAGTCTGCACTTTTAAGGATAGCACGTTCCAATGCTTTGTGTTTACAAAACTGTTCAAACTCATCAATAAACCAGTCCTTGTGTCTAGCATCAACACTGTCTCCCAAGCCTTGCAACTCAAGCCCAGTTGTTGCACGAATTTGTTCTAGTGTAGGCTGGGCTCCATAGTTTGCAGCATGCTCTTGAATAAAGTTTACAGTTTTACGCAAACTTCTGTCAAAAAATTCACTATCCAAGATACCATTTATTCTCACAAACAAATCTTTGTCTTGTGCTAAAAACTCAATAAACAGTTTTTGTAATTCTTGTGTGTATTCTTTTTGTTCACTCATATCTTTTCCTTAAACATATTCTTTATACATTGGGTATAACACATTATACCATAATTTACGATGACCTTTTTCATTAAAATGCCCACAATCACAATAATCTTCAGGTTTTTTAAAAAGTCCATTTGTTTCTGGTAAAAAGCCAATGTAATGCATAGCACCAAAATTTTCACAATAGGGTTCCATTAATGCCCATCCTATTTTATGTATATCTAAATCTGGATTATCTATAGATTTACTTATACTATGTGTATGCCAACGTACAACATTGCAATATCTATTTAAAAATTCACACAAAGCCAAATTACAACTCCAAGTATCAATTGCATGTTGATAGCTGTATGTATAATCAACATAGTAAGGCATATAATCAGGCATTCGTGTTTCATCATAAGCATTCATTACGCCTATGTGTTGTATATATTTTTTACCATCAGTTTTTCTGTGGAAATCATCTAGCCAAAAATAGTATTGATTTTCAACATTTGTTCCTTGTATATTAGTAAAGTAATTTTTGGCCTCAGGTATTGGCTGACTAACGGTAGCTTCTAAATTTCTTCCTTCTACTATGCACAAATCAAATTTTTCGTCTGGATTATCTGCAAAATAACCTAGAACTGCTAATAACTGTTGTTGTGTTGTACAGTTTGCACGACTTATATTTACAACCTCGTAATCATGGTCTGTTTTTAAGTAGTCATGCCAACGTCCTGGTAGTACTGATATGCTTGGAGCATTATTATTATGACAAGTTCCTTGACTGTGACTTGTTCCAACAATTAATGCACGTTTAGCACTCATAAGTTTTGTTCTCCTGCAATAATGCAATGTTTAAACTTTTCAATCACTGGCATGTATAATCTATAATCATGGCATCTAATAGACAAATAGTTACTGTGTGACATGTTTTTGTCCTCGTGTTCCAAGTTTGCATATTGTCTAAAACCAAATACAACTTGGCCATATTCTTCAGCTAAAAAATTAAAAATTTCCATATGTTCAGCTTTTGTCATTGACATGTATGATGGTGTTCCGTTTCCACTGGGTGTTTCATTTACAAAAATACCGTGTGTTTGTAGGCTATCTTTCCATACATCCCATACATGACGATTAAACAATGATTCACAGGCTCCGTCATCAACTATTATATCAAATAATCTATCATCTTCTTTCATTACAATGTTTACTGCTGAAGGACAATATCCGTCAATATCTCTGTGAAGTGTAATGTTTTGCCACACGTCCGCCCAATAAGCTGCATTTTTGTTGCAGAGCTCATAAATTGTTCGATAAAATTTCAGTGCATCATCAACTTCGTCTCTGGGATAATCCTTGAACTTTTCGCTGTTTTCATCCATCCATATATCAAAATCGTCAAGTCCTACTACACCAGCATTGGGGAAAATTTGTGCCCATTTAGTTATTTTAAATCCACCACCTACACCAATTTCCATAACACGATTTACCATAAACATGCTGTTTATGTGGTTGAGTAGAGTTTCGTAAAATGGATAAAACCCTCTATCAGCTAATCTTTGTTCTTTAAATTTTTCTATCATTTACAATACCTTTTTGCCATTACACGTATTTTTGTTTCTCCAGTAATAGCACTTTCCAATATACTGTTGACGGTAAACAGTCTGCCATATTTAATCTGTGCATCTGCTGCGTCTTTGCAATCTTCCCATTCTGGAAAGCTCACACTCCATCCACGTTCAATAGCTGTATTAACTGCACGTAAACCTGCACTGTCTGCATCTGGTAACAGTATAACATTTGCATTCAAACTGTCAACAATATTTGCTTGGTCGTCATTGATATTGTTACTGCCAATAGCAATACCATCAGTTACAATAGCGTCCAATATACCTTCAGTTAAAATAACTGTTTTTTTATCTTGCTGTCTGTCTAATCCATACAAAAAGTTTTTGGGAGGTTGTTTATTATAGTACTTGGGCATATCAGCAGGAGGATTTCCAATCCAACGAGCAGTATAGCCTACAGTATTGCCTTTGTATGTAAACGGAATAATAAATCTATTGTGCATACGTGCAGGCATTTTTTCTGTAGTGTACATAAATCTTGGATCTTGTATATCAAAACCACGTTCGTGTAAGTAATTAGCCAATTCAATGAACTTACCATCAGGGTGTGTATAATCACACAATGGCTTTGCTCCTTCCGGCAAGTTCATTGTTGGCCAGTCAATCACAACCGGCTTATTACGTTGTGTTTGCTTGTATAATATAGCGGCCATTTCATCTTCACGCATCAGTTCAAGTTGTAGTCGTTGAACATCACTTTCATCAGCACCAAATTGTACAAGAAGTTTGCGTAAACGAAAGCTAAGTTTTTTACCTGGGCTCCAACCTGTTGTGTATCCACAGTTAAAACAATTGTATTGAAACTTTTCGTCTTGGAAATTAAAACCGCCTCGTCCTTTTGTATCAGGACGGCTTTCACCATTAACTACACACATAGGACAATTTCCGTGTGTCCACCCACTGGGCGTACTGCGCCAATTTACTGGAACCAGAGTTCGTACGTAGTCAATAATCAAAGCCATGTATATATATTACACACGAACTACGATTTTGTCAACTGTTCCTGTGTTATTTGCTGAAGGAATATACTTACCACGTAGGTGCTTTAGATTACTCTGGAAACTAAAAGGCTCAATACCAGTAAACCCAATAAAGTTATGGTAGTAATATTGTACACCAAGTTCTACATTAAACCAGTCATCGTCTGCTGGCTGTGGACTAGTTGTACCTTGCATAAAAAAGTCACCTGTAAAGTTTGTAGCATATACACCAATAGTAATAAGTCCATTTGGTTTTTCGTAATACGCAGGTCCTTGCATTGCACCAGTATAAAAAATTCCGTTGTTTTCCAGGAAGTTTTCAAATACCTGTGTGTTTAGTGGAATGTAACCTGCTTTGTCAGTACACTCAGCTGTAAATGCTGGACGCATATTTAAGTCACTAAACAATGGTTTTGTTAAGCCATTTTGATCTGTATAACTTAATACAACATCAACATCACCGTTTTCAAGAGTACTAATTTTGTTAGAGCGAACTACCAACTTGATTAATCCTGTTTCGTAGTCCATTACCTGACAATCTTCACTAAGAACTTTATTCATATTATGACGATTGATAATACTTGCTGTAATTCTCATGCCACGTAGATCAAAAACTTTACCGTTTTGTGATTTTACAAAAAAGAAGAATTCATTATCGTAACCACGAAAAAGCATCAGCTTTCTGTAATTTACAGGAGCATTAATAGTTGTAGCACGTGAACTTGTGTACTTGCTTAATTCACTGCGATTTGTTTTTGTATCAATGGCGTAAATGTCGCCTGCTTGGTTAATATTGTAGCTTGAACTATAGTTACTCATGAAAATCTCCTATATAAGTATTTATCAAATCACGCAAAAAACACCTTACTAAATACTCGTGTAATGAATTCAAAGTATGAACAATTATTAGAACAATATCCCTTTTTAACTGTAATCAGCTATGCTGGCAATGAATATCTAGGAATTATCCAGAATATTGATACACAAATTGCCAGTATGTATGTTTTTGATAGAATAGTAGAGAAAGAGGAAAAAATCCGATTCTTAGAACTCGGTGATACCTGGTGGTGGGAAACCAACAGGCGTTTGCCTATCAATATAGCACTTATAGGAAAATGGCAATTTCAGTATTGTATACAAAGTTTTAATGTTAAACAAATGGAAATAGTAGCAGGGCCTGAAGTGAAACTCAGTAACAGTATTACCAAGAGAATTAAAAGACGCAGTATTAATCTTATGAAGAAGAATCTTTAACAATTTTATTCAATTGTACAACAATAGCCAGTGCATATGCATGAGCATGTGCTTTTTTAAAAAAGTATCCCTCATCACTGTCAGGCTTAATCCAAACTTCACGCATCACAGTATTCCAGTCTTTACCTAGCAAATAGCGTTTTGCTGGACGTATAATACCCAAAACTGCCGCAAGTTGTTCAACACTTTGCGGACGCATTTGTTTTACAATTTCATAGTGGTTGTGTATATGGAAACATTGCTTTACAATTTCTTCATGTTCTAACAGTTCCCACATGGGCTCTGTTTGCAACAATTGATCTAACTCCGCTTGTGTTTCAATACCATCATACAAACTAACATTAAGAACATCAATTTTAAAAAATCCCTGTTGCTCTGCTTCTTTGTGATCAACTGTACACAAACCAGTGAATGGATCTTCAGGCACTTCATGAAAGTAAACACCAGTGTTGTGTTTTTTCTTTTTTGCCTTGTCATCAATCATTGCAGGCGTGTTGCGAATGAGTCGCAACAACTTATTTCTGTTTGCAATATCAATGTCAATATCAGTTGTAGTAATCATGGATTTAATACTCCTTCTACCCAATCAAAGTCAGGCTTGTGTGTTTTCATTTTGCGTTGCCAGTAAACAGGATCAATGTAATCAATAATTAAGTTTAGTTGCTCGCTATTCATTCTATCTAGCATACGTTGTGCTTCTTTACTACTGTATATTACCCAAGGACTAATTCTTCCTGCACATATATGAAACACAATATCGTTTGTACTTGCATCTGTCCAGTAATCACTCCAGTTTTTATCAATAGTCATTGCCCATTGAATCATAAAGATTACAGTTCTTTCAACAGCACGATCTGCACTTTCTTTTTTAAGGCGTTCTTTATTCCACTTTGCAAAATTTTGATCACTTGTCCACTTGTCTAACTTAATACTCTTTTTAAGTAGCCAACGTACATAGCCTTCTGCGTCATCAATTTTAAGATCAACAATGTATTTTCCAAACTTTACAAACGCACTATAATATTTGCTTTTAGCAAAATCATCATACGACTTTTCTTTTTTGCTGTTGGTACCGATTCTATAAAATAACTGATATGCACGAAATCCTATTTGCACATCTTGATCTTTTTCCTGTAAATATCTTCGTTTACGCTCGCAAGTATGAGCTGCTAGAGTGCTTTCTCTAGTAAAACTTTTATTACAATATTCACACTTGTGCTGCATTAAAATAAAACTCACGTACTTGTTGATACTCACGTTCCATACGTTCACTATACACTATATCTAAAATATTGCAAACATTTTTTAAATCCATGTTTAGTGGATCATATACAATATGTGGATTTGTGAACACCACAAAATTTTGATTAACTGTTGGTACTTCTTTATATTCATCACGATATTTTTTTTGTATTTTCTGTTGTTCGTCAGGCATAGGAAAATAATTAGAATCCAAATGATATGTGTGTTGTAATTGCCAAAATCTTACAATTTCACCATTGGCAAATATTTGCTCTGCTTTGGGAAGAATTAGTTCATACAGTTTTTGTTTATAAATTTGATTACTGTTTTTGTGATCAAATACATGGTCTTCAATTGAATCTACCACTTGTTTTATATTACGATACGGTCTCTGACAATACATATTAAAGAAAGCGTCAACAACTATATCAGTTGTTTCAAAATAAACATTTTGCACATGTGGATTGTTCCAATAGGCAGTCTTTCGCCAAGCACCGTGATTAAGCCCAAAAACTGCACGTAATGGCAATGACTCCGCTACCCAATCATCTAAGTCTCCCATAGTCCAAGGGTTTTCGCTTATTTCAACTATCTCACAATATTTTTGTTTGATTGCAGATTTTTGATGAACTGCAATACGTGAGTCCCAGGGATCACTAAATACGTCTTTATTATACTGTTGTGGGCTTGTAGTATTTTTTCTAAACCATTTTAAGTCAATACTTGGACTTTGTTGTAATACCCAGCCAATAGCAGAAGTTAATGGTCCAACATCACTGTATAATTGTATATGTTTAGATTTGGAATTCATCACAGTACTCCAAAAATTCATTATAGGCACTGTCCATTCCAGGATGATGTTCTATATCCAGGATATTGCATAGTTCTGGAATATGTAAGTTAAACATATCAACTTGTATAACTGAACTATCATTGGTAAACATATTTTGGTAATTACCAATCTCATCATCATAAAGGTATTCTAGTTCTTTAAGATTTTCTTTTGTTTCTAGTGGAAATTCTTCCCAGTCATGATGGTAAACCATTTGACATTGCCAAAATCTAACAAAGCCTTGTTCTTCTAATAGTTTAAATGCAGGTGCCATTTTTTTTAGTAGGGCAGCTTTGTATTCAGGATCACTGTCTTTGTGATCGTGTACATGCATATCAATGCCTTCAATTAGTTCTTCCATATCAAACTCTCTGTTCCAATATGCATTAATAAAAAGACGTCTATATCTGTCTCTGCTTTCCTCTGTTTCTCCTTGACTTAGTATAACATTGACGTCTGGATTTCTCCAGACTGATTTTTTCATATATGCTCCATAGCTTAAACCAAATATTCCCCTACCAGGAAAGGTTTTAACAAAACCATTTAACCAATCAAAATCTTGATTATTTTTTTCAATACATGCAATGTATTCATGACTCCAGTCAAAATCGTCATCACTGTGATTATCCCAGGGATCACTATTTGGTAAAAATTTAGGTACTGTGGTTAAAATGCTTCCATCACGTGCAATGTTATGTGGACTATAGCAAAAATATTCAGTAGAGTAGCTGGGGGACTGTTGTAGAATCCATCCCAATATACTAGCAGTCATTCCTTCGTAGCTATAGATATAGGCGTGATCTTTCATTTACCTTCGTATTCCTCTTTTAGTGATTTAATTTCTTTATCTGTATACTGACTCAAAATAATATTTATTTCGTCATCATTCATATGAGGAAATTTCTCTGCAAAAAAGTTAAAGTTTTTGTCCATCTTTCCACGTTTACCAGGAGCAATCCAAGGATGGAATTGTTCTTTGCCCAATCCAATAACTTGCATTAACTGCAATTGTAGTTGTGGATGATGTCTTAGTGTATTGAAATGTGTGTTAACTAGTTCATTTGTAAACTCTAAATAATGTTCTTCAAATGCTTTAATATCGTGCTTAACACTGCTAACATAACGCATAAGTAGCCAAGGACTTACTTGCTTCTTTTCGTCTTCTGTTAGGCTGTCATACCATTTGCGATTTTTTCTATCAATTGCAGACATTTCTTGTTTAATAGTTAGTTTACTCATTTATACATTCCATCTATATCATAATGACGGCTATTATACCAAGCCCAGCAAAGACAACTAAAACGACTGTAACCTTGCTTTCTTAGTTTACGATACCATTGCCAATAGTTACCAGATCTCATTAATATCCAATACCTCAGGTATTTTATTTGCATCTT